CGACTTTCATCATAAATCACGATTTTAAGCTCGTGGACAAGGAAACACAATTTTCTGATTGTGCAACTTATGTCTGGGCAGCCAATAAAATCGCGATGACGATGAGAGGGTCCGAACCGTACGAGCATGCGGTGCACTTCTGGCGAGATCAGGGAGAGTGTGTCGCCAAGACCGGGGCGTTTTATTACCATACGCTCGGTACTTACGGCGACACGCGGCTGATCTATGCAGAGCCTCGGAGTTTCACGCGTCACAAAATCAACACCGCTGATAATCTCAGCGGTTCACGCGATTGGAAACCCATTAAAGTCAATGGTGAACACGGGATGGGCGAAGTATTGTGTACCCCACAGAAGGCTATGTTGCGTGTGACGACACCTACGGGTGTTGTCACAGAGGTTATGGATCATGACAGACTGGTGCCGGCTATTACGTCTGCATCCAAGATCACTGATCCAGAGAAGAGACAGGAGAAGATATATGGTTTGACTGGCTTCCAGGTGTCGAGTAAGTTGCGGGCTGACAATACAGACCGCTCTATGGTGGAATATTGGATCAATTATGTCATCATTATGTCGGTTCGTATGAACCACAGGGTGGCAGAAATTGATTTTGACCAGTCATTGCTCGGCGCAAGCTGGATTCAGCGTAGGAAACATGCGGCCCTGAAATTCATCAAGGTCGGTTTGTGGCAGAGTCTGCGTGCTGTTCGACCTGACAGGTGGAATTACAACAACGTGTTCCTAGACACTTTGGTTTGCGGTGCTGATCGTGGGGAGTTTTTGCCCTTTCGATCGCAGGGCCAGGGCGCTGATGCCGCCATTGACGATGGCGAAGTCAGCGTATCCAGCCCGCACAGCCTCCAACATGCAAGCCAGTCTGGAGCTTCGAGTGTTGCACCCGCCGGTGCACCCACCACCCCTCGACGGCGAGTGGATGAAGAAACCGCAGAGAGTGATTCAGCTATCAGCTCTAGTGGGTCATCCATCGGCCGATCGAGCGGTCCTCCTTCGCCTGTCACCTTCAGCAACTTTGTTGCCCAGCCCGTCATATTCGGTGGTAGAATCATCTCATCACCCCCGACTATTGGCGGAGCCCCTCCAAGCAACGGTAGATCGGTATATCCAACTCAACCTAGCTTCATATTTGGACAACCTGCAGCCACTTTTAGTGAGCGATTGGGCCAAGCGCTACCCCAGCAACCGACAAGATGCGTTGCTGCGAGCGGAGCAAAATTGGACCAACAGTGCAGAATTGGACAAATGCTACGCCAATGTTGAGAATTTCTTAAAGTACGAATTTTCATCCAATATGACGGACCCACGTAATATATCCCCGCGATCTGACGAATTCCTCGCGGTTTTAGGCCCGTACATATCAGCCATAGAACATCGACTGATTGATGTGCCTTTCTTAGTTAAAGGAATGGGACTTACTAAGAGGCACTTGAAGATGAAAGATTTGTTAGAATGCGCTGAGTTTATAGAAACTGATTACTCGCGCTTTGATATGACAATATCGTACGAAATACTCAAACTTGTTGAATACCGTATATTGACCTACCCCTTCTCCAAAATGGACCACCCACTATATCATCAGGCTTTAAAGTACACATGGAAAACAAGAGGCAACAATGAATTTGGACTGAGCTACTTCACAACAGGTGGCAGGTGTTCAGGTGATGCACAC